TGGTTAAACTCACCATGTGTTTGACATAAAATGGTGATTTTAATTTTATGTGTTTTGTAATCAACTAAAGAATAATTATATTTTTTGTTGTGAATAATGTTTGCTTTATAAACAAATTCATCAGTGCTGTATGATTGTTTTTCATGCCCTATTTTTGTCGCACATTTTGGGCATTTTTGACCTATTAGGTGGTTGGTCGGTCTTTGTTCAAAAACTCCATGTATTTTACATATAATTTTAACTTTGGTATGATTATTTTTATAATCTACTAAAGAATAGTCATAGTTTTTTTCATGTACTTTATAAGATTTTTCAATAAACTCTTCAGTAGTTAATCTTTTTTTCATTTTCTACTTTTTGATTTAACCTTATCGTATTCTTGTTTTTGTTCCTCTAGCTCTTTTTGCCATAGATCCAAATAAACCCGACGTTCCCAAACTGGTATTGCTAAAACAGCTTCATAAGAAAATCTCATATGTTTAACCATATAATAAATCTCCCTCCTAAGGGCGATACTATATTCTAACGTTAGGCCAAAAAAAGTTGAGTCCGATGGCAACTGGAGCTTGAAAGGTACCTGTCGGCCCCTCCACTTCCACCGACATGTCTATACCTGGTTCAATCGAATCTGAGTATTCTCTAAATTTAAGAGAATCAAAAGCTGGCATCACATTAACGTATTGTTGAATGTAGTTAATATCACGGTTACCATCAATTTCTTTAATTTGTGCTTGTAACCTATAAGTTAACATATTGGAAACTTGTGATTTAGTTGCTTTTTCGTATTTTTCAGCACGAGACATAATCGACTTTTCATCACCAACGGTTAAAAGTTTAAATTTAATTTTCAGTTTACTTTTTGGAAGTTCAAAAGAAAATTCACCTCTTTCGTCTGGTTCAACACCATCAGGGAGTTCTTTATTTTTAAGTTCACTTAAATTGATCTCATAATCAAATTCAACACCACTACCTGGGTCGGTTAACTTAACTGGGTACATTTCACCGTAACCTGTGGCTCTCAACCAAATCATGATGGCATTTCTATCACCCACCAAAAGGTCTTCCATTGGAACTGGGGATTCTTTAATTTTTCTTTCTAAAAGATATTCTAAAACCTTCCCACTTTTAATTAAATTTTGGGAGGTTAGGATGTTTTCGTCCATTGCGGTAAGATACTCAACTTTTACCATACCATTTTGACCTGGGTATAAAAGCCCTTTTGAAGGTAATGGAATAACATCGAATGGAACTTGAATTTGAAACTCTTGGGTTTGTTGTTTTGACATTTTAAAACTTTTTTAATATACTTATTATTTGTAACTAACTTTAAACTTTATGCTTTAATAGTAAAGTTTATAAAAATAAATAGTTATTTTTTGATTTTTTTTTACTATATTTAAAAAAAAGTTTAATGGAGACTGAAATATTAAAACCTAAGATAGTACTTAACCCTGAACAACAGTTAGCGGTTAATCAAATAACAGAATTTATAAAAAAAGGAAGTTCTGATGAATGGTTTATGTTAGAAGGAAAAGCTGGGGTTGGAAAAACAACAGTGGTTACCGAATGTTTAAAACCTTTTCTTTCTAAAAAAAGAATTATACTTTCAGCCCTTTCACATAAAGCAAAAAAAGTTATATTAGGAAAAATCAAAGAAAACTTTGATGAAGCAGAACTTAGGGGTCTTTATGCTTCTAGTGTTGCTTCCATGTTAGGTATGACGTTTGATTTGGAAACGGGTAAATTCGTTAAAATATACGGCAAGAAAAAACCAACCATTAAAATGGTAGATGTTATTGTTGTCGACGAAGCTTCTATGATTAACGAAGAAGGTTTGGCTTTAATAATGTCGGAAAAAAAGAAATCAGCGAAAGTTATTTTCTTAGGGGATATTGGACAGTTACCACCAATTAGAGAAGTTGATGATGAAAATAGTGGAAAACCTAGCTCAACATTTAAAACAAAAAACAAATATAAGTTAACCAAAAGGGTTCGACAAACAGAAAATAGTTCCATATTACCTTATTCAGATTATTACTGGAATAATTCCGTTTTAAATACAGAACCTGAAGAAGACCCAGTTCCTTTAGAAATCCGAAAAAACACTTCTGAAATTATTTTTACAACCAATTTAGAAAAAACAATTATTGAAAATAAAGAACACTTTTTAAAGTTAAAAGAAGTTCAGAATCAAGATTTAATTAAAGTTATTGTTTATAAAAACAAAACCAGAGAAGCAATTAATTGGTATATTAGAACTATTATATATGGAGAACCAAAAGAATTTGAAATAGGTGATGTTCTTATTTTTAATGATAACTACAGTGAAGGTGATGAAATTATGGTGGAAAACGCAACCGAAGTTACAATTGTTGGCATCAAAAAAGAAAAGTTTAATGCAAAATGGGATGGTTATAAATTAGACGTTACCGATAATGAAAGTTTTTGGACCGTGGATGTTTTATCAAAAACAAGTTTAGAGGTTTATAATAAACATATTTCAGACCTTTTTAAAGCCGCAAAAAATCTACCCTTTGGAAAAGAAAGAAACCGACAATTAAAAAAAGCTTGGGATTCCAAAAGAAGGTTCGCAAATTTAGATTTTGGTTATGCAATAACATCACATAAAAGCCAAGGGTCGACATATAAATACGTTATTGTTGTTGAAGACGATATTTTATCGGTTTCAATGATAAATGAAGTTGAGAAATCACAATCGTTATATACAGCAATAACCAGGGCGTCAGATAAGGTTTGGATTGTTTCGGAATTAAATGCATAATTTTAATTTATCACAAAAGCCTATGGCCTAAAGACTTGCTTTATCCCAGTTAAGTTTCTTAAAAGATGTCGTTTTATATGTTGTTAACACATTTCTTTTATGGGTTATCTCCAGCATATACACGCATAAAGCCATGGCTTCTTCATAACTTAAACCATAATCTTCGTTTAATTTTAACCAAATTTGTTGATGATCTATCCATAAAAGAGGAACTTTTCCACCTTTGTTAATGTCATCCGCCATTAAAGTTTCACCCATTTCATTCTTATAAAGCATCCATCCTGAGTGTTTTTTTGATTCTACCATCCTTAAACTGGACATTAAATCATATAAAAATTTGTACCTTTCTTCTTTTTGTTTCTTGGTGGGTACATAGATTCTTTCTAAACCTGAGTCTCCGTATGTTTTTGGGTTTATACAATAAAAACCTGTAGCATCCCCGTTAATTTTTTCTAAAATAGAATATACCGTAGATTTAAATTCAGGCCTACCATTTCCATACATGCTATTACTAGGTACCAAAACAAAATCATCAGGATTTTTTTCATTTATATATGGTTTAATATTTAAAACAGCTAAAGGATTATTGATATTTTTATCATTTTTATTAATTAAATAAGAAATTAAAGAACCTTCTTTAACTTCATGGATTAAATATTTAACATTTTCACCCTCTTCTTTTCTATCTTCAATTTCAGATTTTAAGTTTTTTATTTTTTTTAAAATATTAACATAATTTGGGTCTTCTTTTTGTAAAGAACTTAATTTATTATTTAAGGTGTTCATTTGGTTAAATAACACCTCAACTCTTTTAGAACTAGTATGACCCATTGTCATACAGTTAGTCCAATTTCTATCGGTATCAGAACCCGCAATATCATAAGGATGACGAGAAATAACAACCATTAAATTATCGATATCAGAGGTTAAAGCTTTTCTTGCTTCATCGGAAACAAACTTTTTCATTAAATCATCAGCTTTTAATCTAGTTAAAACTTTACCGATCGAGGTTGTGTTTTTAGACTCACCAAATTTAGCAATACCTTTAATATAATCCAAAACTTGATATCCATTTTGAGTTAAAAAATCAGTAACTTCTTTTTCAACATTAGAAACAGGGCCAGATTTTTCTTCTTTTCCTAGTGGTATGTAAATACGATAATAATTTTTATCATGTTCATATTCATCACCTAATTTTTTAAAAATATCGGTATATCTTTCACGATTAAAAGCTTTAACATATTTTCTAAATTGGGATGGTTTTAAGGCTTCTTGTAATAATATTTTATGGATTATGTTTCTCATAATGAAATCTTTTTTAATAAATATTTAGTTTTCAATAAAAAAATTTGCCAAATCAAAAAACTTTCTTATATTTGTATACTAAAATTTATACAAAATGAAAACAACAGAAGAAAAACTTAACCGATTAAAAGAAGTTCTTTCAATACCAACATACTCACAAGATGAAAAGTTAATGATTGAATACCTCCAAAAAGTTTTAACCGAAAAAGGTTATGGCCATTACACAGATGTACACGGTAATGTTTACGTTACTAAAGGTCAAACAGAAAGTTACCCTTGTTTTATTGCCCACACCGATACCGTTCACAAAGTTAATTTAAATTTAACCGTTGTTGAAAGTTACCATAAGGGAGAAACCATTCTTAAAGGTGTTGATAGTTCTAACGGAAAAGCAACTGGTATTGGTGGCGATGATAAATGTGGTATTTTCTTGGCACTTGAAATGTTAGACACATTACCAAATGTTAAAGCAGCTTTCTTTGTATCTGAAGAAATTGGGTGTAGAGGTAGTATGTACGCTGACCCTGAGTTTTTTAAAAACGTTGGTTACGCCATTCAGTATGATTCGCCAGAGGGTGATTCAATGAGTTTGACTTTAATGGGTAGATATCTTTTTAATCAAAAATCGGAGTTTGCTAACAAAGTAACTGGGTTAATTAAAGAACACGGTATTAATGATTGGGCATACCATCCTTATACCGACGCATGGCAAATCGTTGAACAGTTTGAAATTGCTTGTTTGAATCTTGCGGCAGGATATTACCAATATCATACAGCAAATGAATATGTTTCAATCAAAGATGTTGAAAACGGATTCCAATTGGGATTAAAACTGGTTGAAACTTTGGGTGAGAAAAAATATGGTAACAAAAAAGAAAGCAAATATCAAATTTTAAATGAAGGTTATAACCAGAGAAAAAAGTTAGATTACGGATATAACGATTAAAAAAAGGGACTCTAGGTCCCTTTTTTGTATTATATAAAATACGGTAATTTAATTTTTAAGATAAAGCCATTAACACCCTTCGTTTATGGGTCATTTCCAGCATACGGTACTCGCTGGATTGCCGATTATCGGATGTCAATACCTTTCGTTTATGTGTCATTTCCAGCGTTTATTCACTCGCCAATTATAAATCATCAGTTGTCAATACCTTTCGTTTATGGGTCATCTCCAACATACGTAAGCATAAAGCCTTAATATCTTCCGTTTTTAAACCATAACCTCTTAATTTTACCCAGATTCTGTCATAATCAACATATAAACTAGGGTTTTTGGTACCGGTATTGATATCATCTGCCATTAAATTTTCCCCATTTTCATTCTTGTACACCATCCAATTTTTCGATTTTTCTGATTCTGATTCTACCATCTTTAAACTGGACATTAGATCATATAAAAATTCTTCAGCAGGGGTAAATTGTTTAACATTCTGTTGAACCCATTCAAAATTTTCAGGGTCAAATTCTTCTTTTAATATTTTTTTAATTAAGTTTTTCATTTTAAAGTTAAAAGATATTTTAACTTATTTATTTCTCCAAGCATTTCATCACGAATATTTAACAAATCGGTATCTTTTTGTGGGTCTAAAGAATTACTTAAAGACATTAAAAATTCTAAATTTTGATTTAAAAATTCGTTTAATCCCAAGTCATTGGTATTTTTTAAAACAATGGTTCCTTCACCTGAAGCAAATTCAACACGGCCATATTTACCCATGTAAACTTCAATAAAGCCGTCAATAAGGCCGTTTAATGCATCATAAATACCGCCGTAAGCGTTATGTCTTGCATATGATTTTGTTTGCCAATGTAAAACTCTAAATTGTTCTTGTAGAGTTATAAAGTTAATCATTAATTGTTCTTTCATTATCTGTAGTATATTCTTTGTTTGTTATAATCTATTATTTGGTTATTATCACCGTTATAGATGTTTTTAAAAACATCAACAGAATTCGGTGATTCTATAGGTAGTGCTGCTTTTAAGGCTTTAGTGAATAAAGTATTTGAATATTGTAATTGTACATCATCACAACCATGTACTTGACAATAATTTGCTTCACATAATTCTGATATTACCATACCAGTATAAAAACCATGTAAATCATGTGGTACAACAAATTTATCTGCATTACACCAAACAGCCACAATCGGTTTTGTTTTTAAAATATTTAAAAAGTCATAACCAATGGAGTAATTATTATATTTAACATATTGACCATTATCGTTTAACTCAACACCATTAACACCACCAATCATACTTAACATTAAACCACCTGGTGACCCATGACCCATCATTATAATTCTTCGGTGATTTTTCACGGTTTCCTTTAAATTATACATATCTTCTTTAGTTGTTAAAACTGTTGCGTTTAAACCGGCATAAGATGCTTTTAAAAAGTCAGTAGTTCTATCATCTGGGTGTATGATTAATGTGCCACCTTTTTTGACGTTTCTAGTTAACATCTCTTCTAACTCTTCTGGAGTATAAGATTTAGTGTCTATTGTGTTATCATAAGTGCCGTAACCACCATAAGTGCCGTAACCACCGTAACCACTAGAAAAATCTTTTTTGTTTTTAATATGAAAACATAATTCTTCAACCGCATACAAAGTGTATACATTAATATTTCTTGGTGACTTTAAAATTTTATAATATATCTCATCTGGAACATCTCTTAACGATTCTAAGACATCACGAACAACAAATCTGTTAATATGTTTAAGATTTTTATGGAAACATTCGGCAGCTGAAACTACGGCTTCTAAGCTTTCAACATCAAACCCACCTAATTCATTAGCTTCAATAATCATCCATTCCAAATATCCATTATTACCAGAAGGATCTGCCATGGATAAATCTCTTATGGCAACTTCTGGGACTTCATATTTAGAGTATTTTTTTATAATATTCTCTAAGTGACTCTCATTTAATATGGTTTCTAAAATAATATGTTTAAGATTCATTATTCCTCCTTTCCTCCTGTGAGTAACTTACTTAATTTTTCTTTTAAATCAGCTATTTCTTCTTCCATTTCTTCAACCTCAGTATCTCTATCACTTAATTTTTCTTTTAGGTCTGCCACTTCTTCTTCTAGATCTTCAACCTCACCATCTCTGGAATCACGACCTTCATCATAACCTTCTTGCCTCGCATCGTTAACTCGTTCTCTATGGTCTTCTTCCCAAATATAATCATCACAACAACCATCACAAGAACAATCATTGCTAGAACCATAATCACGACCCAGATCCCAAGCTACATTAAATTGGCTATATAATTCATCAGCAATATCGTTTAAAATATCTAATTTTGTAATACCGTTATCGACCAACAATTCAAAAGTATCATCCATGTCAACACTCCATTCACTTTCAATTCTACGCCAACTTTTTTTAAACTGTTTTTCACCTCTACTGACATCCAAATCATTTACCCAAGAAAATTCGTCACCAACATCTTCCTTTATGATTTTAACAACCAATTTTTGGATGTCGTTTTCCGTTAATTTAATAATTTTTTTCATTAAAATATTTATTAATAAATATGCATAATTTTTAAAAAATTATTTTGCCAATCATATATTTAAAAGTATATTTGTATCACAAAATTAAAACACAGGGTTGAATCGGTTAATCCCTTAAGCTTAATCGACGTAATGTGACGAAACAACATGGTGAAAATCCACAATCTTTAACAGATATTAAAGATGAAAAATAAAAAACCCATCGGTCAGAATACTGGTGGGTTTTTTAATTGCCAAACAATTGCAATTGATCACGACCAATTTCAAAATCTTTTTTATTCATTACGGTAACAATATTTAATATCCATTGATAAGGGTCAACCATTTCGGGCTCAATAACAATATTTAAATAAGGGTATTTGGTGTCGGAAATAATAAATCTAACCTTATCCTTAATCTCATCGACAGCAATTTTAAAAGCAATATCATCCAAAACCTTTTTAACCAAATTAAGAATGTCGACATCATGAATAACAACACCTTTTTCTGCAACGTGACGCCATTGTCTTTTTTTGGAATGTTCACTTGGATCGTGTCGTAAATTAAAATTAATAAAAATATTAGCTTTTAATTGTGCAATTCTTCTTTCCAGAATTAATTGTTCTTTAATAAGTTTTTTAATCATAATAATAAATATTCTAATAATTGGAAAATTGCCATCTTATATGACCACAATCATATATTCGATATATTTTACGATTAAACATTATTTCTTTTTCGGTTTGTTTAACATCAAAGCCTTGTTTAATTAACTCAGATTTTTTGAAATTTAACCTATGGTATCTAATACCGTTATGGATATACCAATAATTTGGTTTTGTTGACCCACAATTTTCAAACCCTAATTTTGTGTAAACACCACCGTTAAACCAACGGTTATCTGAGTATGATATAATTTTTTTAACCCTAAAATTTTTGGTAAAAAAACTAAATAATCTGGAGGCCGCTCCCACCACAATCGTATTTTTCTTATTACAAAATCTAATTAGTTCCCAATCGATATTATTACCAACACCATTTCTTTTTCCAAAAGTCATCAAAGAAACTAATTCGTCTTTATAGTACAATCCAAGTTTAACAGTAGAAGACACATTTCCCTGTATATGGTTTTCAGATAAAAAAAGTTTACTTTCATTAGGTGTGACTTTTTTTATTTCACAGTTTCTGGAATATATTTTAGTTGAAATTAGTTTAAGTTTATTTTTTAATATGGATAAAACAATCTCTTGTTTAAACAACCATTCATCTTCGAAAATATGGATTAAATCAATATTAGATTTTTTACATAAATTAGTTTTTACTAAATGGTAATCATTTGCCACATATAATTCATTATGCCAATAAATTCCGTCAAACTCAATAGCTGTTTTTATTGATGGGATATAAATATCAATTTCAAGAGAAGAATTTGGTATTCTATTGTGTCTTTCATATTCGATACCCCAATCATCTAATATAGAACATAGTGAATCTTCATGCGACGACGAAAAACTCATGCCAATTGGGTTACATTTTGTGCATAGAACGTAATTATGTTTTTTCCTTTCTCGTAATAAATTTTGTGTTATAGAATACACATCGTCACATTTATTACATTTAATATCGAGCATAGATAAATCGGTGGTAATTTTTTGGATTTCTAACTCTGGGTATCGTTCAATAACCTTATTGCTTAATAAATTTTTATAACTATCCGATTTAGCAAAGTTATCAACCCCATATTTTATATTACAAGTTTCTTTATACTTTTCAAAATTATTATACATTTTACTCCCATATAATTTTAATTTTGTTTGTAACATTTTTTCAGTATTGTTATAGTTTTTATCACCATAACACTCAATTTTGGTTTTATCACGTTTTTTAATGAAGTCTTTGTGTTGGGTGTAAAACTCCACATTATGGTTTTTTAAGTTAGATTCTTTGATTTTATTAATCAATAACCCACTGTTATTTGCACATTCTAAAGAACAAAACTGATTGTATCCACGGTCAAATCTTTCCGAAAATTTAACTTCAGTATTACAAGACTGACATTTTGGTTTTTGTGTTAGATTATTGAAATAAAACCATATTTTTTCTTTAAAAGAAGAATCTGGTTTTAAATACTGTTGACAATACGATATTATATCAACGTATTCTTGAGGGTAATTTTTTGCAAACCACGCCTCTTTGGTTTTGTGACCAGATTTATTATCTGTTGTAAAAAAAGAAAAGTCCATACATTTATTTATTAATAAATATACGGACTTTTCGTTGGTTGTCAAGTATGTACTTATTTAAGAAAAATAAATATATACAGAGAAAACAAAGTTTGTATTTGATAGAGAAATAAATCAGAACACACTAATAGCTCTGTCAAAACGGAGCGTTGCAGTGATTTCAGCAATTTCAGATGTACTATAATCTAAAGAACCGAAGTCAACATCGTTCAACATGGTTCCCTGAAGAATCCATTTTTCGATTACAACACCCGTTGGGTCTAACATTTCTAATTCAATGTCTTTCTTGTAACCAGCAGCATAACCTTGTCTGCCCGTCACTGATTCTGAATGTAAACGTACCCACTCCATAAGAGCTTGGGTAGCCGAAGGACCAATCGGGTCACGGAAAGTTACACTGATAGTTTCCCATTTAAACCTACCAACCACAAAGGTAGAGGTGTTAAGGAATTGAATTTCAGTTTCTTCCGATGTGTATTTAGGTCTAGAAGCTGATTTTACATACCACTCCTGGATCCCAAGCGGAGATGGAAATCTTAAAATAAATCGGTTTTGTTTTTTTGGTTCGTAAGGAATGGGCATCCTCATCAATAAATCTGCCATTTTCTATTGTTTTTTAATTTTTTATTATTATACTTAATTTCATACTTATAAATATATGATAAACGAATATTTTTTATTTTTTATGGATAATAAATCTGGTTGGAAAACCAACGAAAAAAAATTATCCAAAAAAGAACCAAAAATTTATGAAGAGGTTAAAATTTTTATTGAAAAAAATTCATTAAACTATTTACCTTTTCAACAACAAGTTTGGCACTTTATTAATAAATATATCGAAATACCAAAATGTGCAGAATGTAATAAAAATTTAAATTTCAAAAGAAGTTTAAAAGAAGGGTATGGGAAGTATTGTTCTTTAATTTGTACCAATAAAAATAAAGATCATATTCAAAATGTAAAAAACACTAATAATAAAAAATACGGCGGTAACGCACCAATAAATTCTCAGTCTGTTAAAAACAAAATAGAAAAAACTAATTTACAAAAATATGGTGTTGAGAACACTTATAATAGAATCGATTTAGTTGAAAAAGGTTTTTTACAAAAATACGGCGTTAATCATGTTTCCAAAGTTGAAGGTGTTACCGAAAGGAAAAAACTAACCAATATCGAGAAATACGGAAAATCTACAATTTTATCAACCTCAGAGGTCTTGGGTAAAACGCATGATACTAGAAGAAAATATTTTATCGAAAAATATGATAAATTTGATTTTATAACATACACAGGTGACACCTTAAATATTATTTGCCAGGTATGTAATAAAAATTATGATATTCACCGTAATAGTTTTAGATATCGTGTATTAGCTAATGTTAATCCTTGTACATTGTGTAACCCAATAGGTGAATCGACTTCTATCCAGGAAAAAGAATTACAAAAATTAGTAGCAGAAATAACTAACGGTAATTGTTTGCTTAACGATAGAAGTTTAATCTCGCCAAAAGAGTTAGATATATTTATCCCAGATAAAAAACTGGCAATAGAATTCAATGGGGTTTATTGGCATAATGAATTTTTTGTTGAGAAAGAGTACCATTTAAAAAAGTATTTAAATTGTAAATCTAAAAATGTTGACTTAATACAAATATTCCAAGATGAGTGGGAGGTTAAAAAAGATATTATAACCTCTTTAATAAAAAATAGGCTGGGGATTAACGGTAAAAATGTAATATACGCCAGAAAATGTGAAATAAAAGTGGTAGGTAATAAAGAGCATAATGATTTTTTAAATAAAAACCATATCCAAGGAAAGGTTAACTCTTCTGTTAAGTTAGGTTTATACTATAACGATGAATTAGTATCTTTGATGACGTTTGGCAGGCTTAGAAAATCTTTAGGATCTAAACATGTTGAAGGTGAATGGGAGTTAATAAGATTCTGTAATAAATTAAATTACAATGTTTTAGGCGGGGCTTCTAGGTTATTTAAATCTTTTATAAAAACGTATGACCCTAAAAAAATATTATCTTTTTCTGATAACAGACTTTTTAACGGTAATATGTATAAAGTATTGGGGTTTGAGTATGAGGGGTATTCGAAACCGTCTTATTTTTATGTTATAAACGGAATTAGATACCATAGATATAATTTTAGAAAAGATGTTTTAGTTGCTGAAGGGTATGATAAAGATAAAACTGAACATCAAATAATGCAAGAAAGGGGTATCCCTAGAATCTACGATTGTGGTAATAAAAAATGGGTCTGGAAAACCCAAACCCATTTTAATGATGTTTAATTTTTTATTAACTTATTTTAAACATTAAAGATTTAATCTTATTAACCTCTTCTGTTAATAAAGGATTTCTTTTTTTAACTGATTCTTCTTGTGTTGCAGGGTTTTCTTCTTTTGGTTTACCTTTCTTCTCTGTAGTACCACCACCAGAAAGTTTACCTTCTTTTTTCAATTTATGCATGTATTGGAACATGTTCATAAGTTCAAAAATAAAATTATTTAAATGCTTTTTGAAAGAACCCCTATCTTGTGCATCTTTTAAAAATGATTTATTTGGTTCATCGGCATTATACCCTTTTTCTTCGTAGATATAAGATTCCTCCATTTTATTAATGTTACCACCACCTAAAGTGGCCATCTTGTCAACCATACCAACTAGTTTTTTGTTTTTACCAGAGTAAATAACATTAAATAATTCATCAATAAAGCCTTTCAATGATTGAACGCCTTTTGGGTTATCTGATGGTACGTTGAACATTTTAACAAAATCTGTGGCTATCAAAGGGTTTGATTTCATTTTTTTCACAAAATTATTAATAACCTTATCGTCTGTATTACCCATTTTTTTAACTTTATTTCGGATAATTTCTAGACGAGTTAAAAGCTCTTCAAATTTCTTAATTTTATCTACACTACTTTTTTTGGTTAAATACTCTAAAGTTCTTTTGTCCTTTATAAATTTACCTTCTATTAATATTGTATTATTTTTCATAATATTTTCATTTATTTTTTCTACTTTTGAACAATTTATTGCAAATGGAGCGTCATTACTATCTTTTTTCTTTATCTGAACCAACCCATTGTCTAATAATTGTGTAACAACATGTACAGATTTTTCGCCCCTTTTTGATGTATATGAAACTTCTGTATTAACTTTTAACCCGTAACAAGGGTTATCTCTTTCTTTTTTTGATACTAAAGCGTCACCAGATAGAGTACCTTTAGTGTTTAAAAATTTTTTATTGTTAACGACAAATTGGAAAAATTTAGATAGGTCATTAAATAATTGTTCGTTATCGGTTTTCCCACCACCTTTTTCTTCTTTTGGTTGTTCAGGTAATACTGGTTGGTTTTTTTCAGAACCTTTAACTGGTTGAATTGAATTTAATAAATCTTGGAGTGTTTTTGCTCTAGATTGTTTTAGACCTTTCATCCTCATTAATTTAACCGTGGAACCTGCCGCAAATAAAGCAATACCCAAAGGAGCTAAAACAGAACCTACGGCTGCAATTTTACCGGCTAAAACAGTACCCGCGGTACCACCAGCGACAGCTTTAGTTGCTTCTCTTATTAAAGTTTTTGAAACAAAAGTGGCTGCTTTAGAAACACCAAATAAGTTTCTACCTTGTTTCATATCTCCAAAAGTATCACTCTTAAAAAGATCACTCACTGATTTACCAGCTCCATCACCACCAACTAACTGTTGTAATTTACCAACTTGATCCATTGAATTACCAGCACCGTTACCGTCAAACATATGACTGACATTTTCAGCACCGTATTTGTCAATAAAAGAAGTTACGTCAGCACCAGTTTTCATATCCTTACCCATTATCTCACCCATCCAGTGTAACATACCTTTTTCATCAGCATCACCACCTGTAATGGTTTGATAGATGGCATCACTGCCTTCTTTACCTGGGGTATTCAACCAAGACTCTAATAAGGTTTTAAGCCAATTACTTTGAGCCATCCAACCTAAAGCTCCTAAAGAAGCTCCTAAAGCTGATAAAATAAGTGGTAACTTATTAGATTGAAGTGTTTTAGTTCTTTCTGATTCTCTATCTTTACCTTCACCTTTTTTTGCTTGTAGTTGTGCTCTAACATCTGCCGCCCTATCTTCTTTAATATCCTCAACTTCATCTGTTAACAACTCACCATCTTCGTCATCTTCATCGTCATCTTTTTTACCTTTAACCTTTTCTTCCTCAGAATCCATTACCGAATAAGCTGCGGTTATATCAACATCCAAGAATTTTTGAACGTAAGCAGCCAAATCTTCAATCACGGTATTTGCGGCATCTACAAGTAAAAACCCTTCTTCTTTTGGGTCTTTTTTGGTTGCCGCAACAATTGAATCGTAAACGACAGCAATTTCCGTAACGGTATTTAAAAACTGTTCACCTTTTTCGTTGTTTGGGAATTCAGGGTTTTTTTCTTTTATATCTGAATTTAATTTTTTAATAACCTCATTACCTTTTTTATCTAAAATTTGTTGAATTTTAGCACCAGCTTCTTGGTCTATCTTACCCTTACCTAATATCTTACCACCCGCTTTATAACGACCTAGTTTAGACATATAGTATTTAGCCTTTTCCCAAAGACCTTCGTTTAAGTTTGTATACTCAAATCTCGATAGTTTATTTTCTGACAACATTTTGTTACCTTTTTCATATAAACTACAAACTTCGAGTAAAGCTTTTAAATCTTTTTGGAAAGATAAATCAATAGCCTCCTGAATTTCGTTTTTAGTTACTTTCATTTTTTATTTTTTTGACTTTTTATTTTTTAATAAATATCTTTATTTTAATTAAAAAATAAAAATTATGACAGAATTCGAAAAATTCGCAGTTAAAGACCAAGGAATTAGTTCTAACACCTTACACGGGTACCAAAAATTCCAATCTTCAGTACCGGTAAGTATTGAAAACAGTGTTACACCTATGGTTGTTGAGGAAAGAGAAATGAGAGCAACAGTAATTTCAGTTTTCGATCGACTTATGATGGATCGCATTATTTGGTGTGCAGGTCCAGTTTCTGATAGAATGTCACTTGTGGTACAAGCACAGTTGTTATTTTTATCACAACAAGACCCAAAGAAAACGATTACTATGCACCTAGATACCCCTGGCGGAAGTGTTTCAAACGGTCTTTCTATTATAGATGTTATGGAATACATTAAAGCACCGATTGCAACAATCAATACTGGAATGGCAGCATCAATGGGTTCAGTTCTTTTAGGTGCAGGTACCAAAGGTTTAAGATCTTCACTTAGATTCTCCAAAACAATGTTACACCAATCAAGTGGCGGGGCAATGGGAAATATTCAAGATGCAAGAATCACAATGAAAGAATGGGAAAAAACAAATGAAATTCTTTTTAATCTTCTTGGTGGGTATTGTGATAAAGACCCGAAACAAGTAATGCAAGATGCAGAACGTGATTTATGGTTAAGTGCTGAAGAAGCTTTGGCTTACGGTATTATTGACGAAATCGTTAAACCAGAACCAAAAGGTAAAAAATAAAAATTAATAATATTTTTTGCCAGATATATATTTATCTATATATTTGTAATCTAAACAAACAGAAAATGAAAAGCTTCGAACTTCCAGAATCAGAAATTGAAAAAATGTCAACCGATGAATTAATGGGATTACAATTAGGTGAGTCTATGGATTCTATTAATGAGTCTATTGAAAAAACCAATAACAGGGTAAAACATTTTATTGGGTTGTTAGTTTTTAGTGTTGTTGTTTTTACAACCTTTTCTTTTTACGTTGGTTCGTTTTTATTTTTTATTTCTTTTATTGTTTTAGTTTTAGCTTACAGAGCAAATGAAGAACTTAAACTTAAACTCATGTCACACAAGATGTTAATATTGTTTCTTCAAGGTAGAGGTATTGTAAACAATGGTAATTCATATCTTTTAGAAAAATACAGCATTAAAGAATTTAAAAATAAGGCATAAAAAAACCCCTCAATCGAGGGGTTTTCTTTTTTCATTAATATTATATCGCTTTACCGCCACCAAAAACGTGACCACCAACCGCACCCCATTTTACTTGACTAGCGGGCTTATAAACAATTTTATTCTTAATAACACCAACGACACCGTTATAATTATCAGCCTGAGCCTGGTTCATGAATTCAATTAATTCGGCGTCACTCATTTTATCAACACCTTTAGAACTCCAAACTTTATTTTTTTGTTTCACATCATCCATTAATTTTTGTTTTTTAGCGTTTTCACTATCACCAAAAATCATATCAAAAATACCTTCATCCAGTTTTTGAGAATTTCCTTTTACCGTTTTTGGTTTACTCATATAAGAAGTTTTTCCTTTTGCCATATATTTTTTAGCTTCAGGAGCTTGTGACAATTTTTTCTTCATTGGTGATACCGAAGGTATATTTTCACTTTGGTCTACCATTCTACCACTAATTTTATTTTTAACATACTTCTTAGCCTCTGGACCTTGTCTAGGGATCATGTTCTTTACTGGAGTCTTACCTGTGTTCATCGCAGATTCCATTACAAAATTTTCAACAACACGTTCAAGTTGTTCTTTGGTTACTTTATATCTTTTGTTTGCCATTTTTATTTTTATTTTTTAAATGTGTAATTTATTAATTTATTAAAATTGTTTAATTCTTTTTGGATATCTTCGTTGATTAAAGGTTTTTTTGTTGATTTGGATTCCATTTTCATTTGATACCCAATACCTTTAAGAAAATCAGCTGTATTTTTAAATATTTTTGTTTTCCTAGTTTCTGAATCCGTAACGTGTATTTTACCAGTAGAATCTGATTGAACATTGTCACCTTTTTCAAGTACATAAGGGGTTAATTTGTTTAAATCACCAACTTCAGCTTTTAATTCGGCTGCTATTACATTATCATAATTAACACCACCCACGTATTCTTCCCTAATTAAAGGTTTTTTAATACCCGCTTTTGACATCGTACTTTCGATAAGTACATCAAGGTCTTTCTTTTTTACAATCTTTGACATAGTATTTTTTATTTAATAAATATGCCTATTTTTGATAAAAATTTATTTTTTATAAATAAATTTCATTGTACCACAATCCCATATTCTATCAAAGTTTCTTTCTTGCATTATCTCCCATTCTGTTTTGTCACTATCATAACCTTCGGAAACTAATTTTGCTTTTCTAAAGTTAAAACGATGATGTCTTTTAAGTTGAGAAGAGGATTTAAAATACCAATAATTAGGTTCTGTCTTACCAACAAAGTGTAACCCACATTTACTGTAAACAGTTCTATTTGGGTCCAATCCAGACCATCTAGAATCGGAATAAGTTATAAAAGATTCGATAACATTATTACTTAATATGTGTTTGAGTAATTTATTGAAACCGCCCCTAACAGAGTAATTATTTTTATTACAAAATCTAATCAACTCCCAATTAGATTCTTTACTCCTGGTAAATTTTCTTTTTCCAAAAGTCATTACAGACACTAATTCTTCATTATAAAATAAACCATACCTTAATGTATCTTTAACATCACCTTGTAAATGATTTAAATTTAAAAATTCTTTTTTTATTTTAGTATCAATTTTTTTTACTACACATTTTCTGGCATCTATTTTAACAACAGAACTTAATTTTAATTCGTGACTTAACTTGGATATGACAATCTCTTTTTGTAATAAAATCTCATCTTCAAAAATTTGAATTAATTTTATACCTTTTTTTTCTGCCATAACAGATTTATTTAAATGATATTTTTTATCTTTACCCATAGATTCACCGTGATAATATAAACCATGCGTTTCAATACCAATGTTAAAATCAGGTAATAAAAAATCTATTTCTAAAGGATTTATGGTATTCCTATCGTTTTGTATATATTTTATGTTATTATCATTTAAGAATTCTTTAATAAAAATTTGTATTTTAGAATTTACATACGATGGGTTGCATTTAAGACATCTTGGGATTATTCCACAACCTAATAAAGTGCTAGTAAACTCATAACCACAAACGGTGCATTCATATTGATAATGCATTGATGTGTTACCGTTTTTATTTGCTTTATAATCTGATAATAATTTTAAATTATTAGATTCTAATCTTGGTAGTAGATTTTTTAAAGTTTTCTGACGAACAGTTTCTTTTTGTTTTAGTATAGATAATTCTTTATCTGTATTATCTATTGTTTTTTGGTGAATTTCTTTTACTTGCCAAACATGGTCAACACCATATTTTTCTTGAACTGTATTTTTTATTTTTTGTAATCTTTTTTCTTTAACATCAGTTTTATTACCCCATTTAATTCTACATTCATCAGAACACAATTCTTTAAAATGATTTTTTTTGGTTTGGAATTTAGTCCCACAAACCTTACATTCTCGTTCTTCTCTTATTGTTTCATCTTTACTTCTGCCAATTTTTATTTTTCCTTGACGAGCATTTTCAAAATAACAATTTCTGGAACAAAATTTTTTATCCCTAAATTTATATTCAGTCTCAAAATTTTTATTGCAATGTTGACAATTTAATTCTATTTTCATGGTAAAATGTTTTTATTATATATTACTACATATATAAGTATATTACAATAATAAAAAAAACCCACAATTATTGTGGGTTTTTTTAAAAAATTAACACTAATTTTAGATATTGTCAAATGAAGCTCCAGTCGGAGTCACATTAAAGTCTATATAAATGTATTCTAACGTAGGTATTGGTTTTAAGAAAATCTTACCACGTAACTCATTTCTGTCAATTTCTTCTGGGTCATTAGAAAGTTGAACTCTAAAATCAGCCAAACCTCTTTCTTTTCTAATGTTATCCAAAATTGGATTTACAGAGTTTAAGAATTGGTTTCTTACGATTTGATCGTTAGGTTCAAATAACAAACGAATACCAACAGCTGTAATCAACTTACGAGCTTGTAACAACAACCTTCTAATGTTAAGTCTGTCAAGAACAGAATCTTTAACTTGCATATTCTTGTTACCCCAGATAACAACACCAACATCAGAGAATGTCGCCATTGGATTAACACGACCTTCGTAAAGGGTGTCTCTATCAGCTTCGGTTAATTTGGTTCTTGCTTTAATTGCGTTTGTTAAACCTCTGTTATAACCAGCAACTGCGTACCAAGGGAATGAGATGTTATCAGTTAAAGCGATATTTTTAACAACTTCTAATGTTGGCGGTAACCAAACGTTAACAGTGTTTTCTGTATCTCTTTCTTGAATCCACGGCCAGTATGTAGCGGTGTAATTAGAATCAATATCAGCTGCATCTAACAATGAAATCAAAGCATCTGCGGAATCAATCGTTGCTTGATTAAAACCAAATGCGGAAGTAACAGTTGTTGTATCATAAGTTACATTATCTGGTGAACTTACAATATAAACAGAATCTGCTCTTTCTTGTTCCACCATGTCAATGGTTTCTTGAACCAAGTAATTGTTAGCTGACCAATTAATGCCTGCTGTTGTTAAAACGTTAATGTTAACTGCTTCAGGGTTTGCGAATGTTCTAATTGCGTTGTTGTAGGCGTACAAGTCAGAAGTACCGTCTTGTGGTCCTAATTGTTGAAACTGACCACTGTTA